GGCCGCACTCGAAGAGCAGCAGAAAGAGATCGCCCGCCTGCAGGCCGAAGAGCAGAAACGCGCCGTCAGAGCCTTTATTGAGAAGGAGACGGAGAATCTTTCGTACCCTGACTTCATGAAGGCTCAACTTCTGGAGGCCATTGGCGAACCGGTCACGGTTGAAGACGCCAAGGCCTTACTCAAGAAACAGCGCGGTATTTTCGACAAAATCGTCTCCGAGCTGCGCCTGAAGGCTAAAGGCTTTGGTGGGGTAGACGTGTTGGGGCCGGTTCTGGAACGGGAAGGCAACGTGCCGCAATACGCGCAAGCCGCCTTCTTCATTAACGAAAGTCTGGTCAAACGCAATCCGACCGGTCGTCGTGACGCGCAAAAAGCCCCTACTCTCCAGGAACAGATGTTGACGGAATACCTGGAACACTATGACAAAGCCTACAAGCACCACCTGGTGAACGAAGCCCGGATGTTTGAGGAAGCGGAACAAACCACCGACCTGAATCTGCCCTATTCGGTCATGCGGGCGGTCATCCAGCAGGTGTACCCTCAGCTCATCACCCCGGTTATTTTCGATTACGCCATGACCCAACAGTCGCCGATGAACGTGTATTACGAAGAGTACAAGGGTGAAACCGGCGAAACCGTCACCGTCACCAACGAGAACGTCGTAGCCGATGAAGAGGCGTGGGTCAGCCTGGCTCAACAGCGCGTCATCGCCGGCACGGTGGTGGTACAGGACGCTACGGACAGCACGACCTACATCGAAAGCACCGATTACGTCATCGACTACGAGACGGGACGCCTGTACACGCTGACGGGCGGCAGCATCTCCGACGGGGACACACTGCACGTAGACTACCTGTACCGGGCGATGCGCAAAGGCGAAATGGCGGCTATTGCCCGCGGCAAGACGCAGCTGTCTTCGCAGGTGCTGACGCAGGCCGCCGACCGCCTGGCCAGCCAGATCAGCCGCGAAGCTGTGGTTTTCAGCCGCTCGCAGCTGAACTGGGATGCCACGGCGCGCACCTTGCAGGCGCTGGTCAACGAAATCGCCAAGAAGATCGACGGCGACCGCCTATGGAAAGCGCTCGCCGCCGCGCTCATCACCGGTTCCAACAGCGGCGGCACCTGGGTCAGCGCCACGGACACGCTGGACGACCTGGTGAAAAAGATTGGCGCGGCCAAAGTGAAGGTAGCCAATCGCCTGTATGAACCGACCGGCATCGTGCTCAGCCTCACGCGCAGTGACACCCTGTCGAATTGGGATGGTTTCACGGCCGCCGGCAAACGGCCGGACGCCGACATCAACGCCGCCGGTTACGTGGGGCGGCTGAAGGGGCTGCCGGTGTTTGAGTCGACCCAGTTCTCCGACAGCTACGTCTTGGTGTTCAACCGCGAAATTGTCATGGCGCGCGTCTTCCAGCCCATGCAGCTGTTCGGCCCGTTCCCCAGCTACGACACCAACGGGTACCTGATCGCCGCCGATCAGTACTACGTTGAGGAGTTCAATGGGAGCATCGCGCCGGTAGGCGGCAAGGCTTCCTACGTGAAGATCACCTGATCGCCGCTGGCAGTTTACTCGTTTTATCAGATCGCCCCGGCGCCGGCCACCGGCTCCGGGGCGCTGTTTGGGAGGTAAACCTATGGCACGCAGTAGTAGAACAGCAAAAACAGCCCCGGATGCTGAGGCCGAAGTAAGGCCGGAAGCAGCGGAGGCTGAGGCAACGGCCGTTACAACTCCCCCCACCCCCGAAGTCAAAACGGCCGCTCTGGAAGCGCCCGCACCCCAAAAACCCGCACCAACGCCGCCTGTGGAGGAGACGCCCGCTCCGGAGCCGCCTGCGACTAAAGCCCAAGCCCCACCACCCAAAAAATCCGCGCCCAAACCGACCACCCCGGCTCCAGCCGCTTCAGATACAGTGCTGGTGAAGCTGGTGGGCATGAGCACGGCCGTTATCAACCACCAGTCCATCCTGGAGGATGAGGTTGTGCCAATCCGTTACGCGCACTATGCGCAAGCGCGTGCCGCCTACCCGGGCCATGTCGCCGTTAAGCTGGCCGGAAGCCGCGAATTCGTAGTGGAATGAGCGTCGAGCTGAACGATTTCCTGGCCAGACTGGACAGAGACATACCGGCGCAAGAAGGCGTCCCTGCCACCTTTCAGTACGAAAACGCGGTGAAAGACGCGGTTGGCGCCTTCAATGACCGGTATGGCGTCAGGTGGCTGCACACGTTCACCACCGTGCCCGATCAGGCGGACTACCCGTTGCCTGCCGACTTTTTGAGCCTGATTCACGTCGAACCTTTTTTTTCCCAGCAAGGCAACGTCGCGGTCACGGCCGAAGGCCTGATACCGCTCTACACCACCGCTTCCGGCATGCCCCCGGAAACGTTCCTGATCCACGGCCTCACGATGACTATCGAGCCTGCGCCCGGCTACGCCCTTTTGCGGCGGCTGTGGTATCGGGCGGGGCACGTACTGGACAGCAGCGGCGTCTACCCGTCGATGACGGAGCGCGTGGCCGGCATTATCTACACAAAAGCCCAGGCCAACGTTTGGCGTATTGTCTGTGGTCACGCCAGCCGTAACCAGGCGTGGAAGTACACGATGGGCGACGTGTCAATCGACAAAAGCAAGGTGGGAGATGCTCTGAAGGGCTGGGTATCCGACCTGGATATGGAGTTTGATGAGCGGGTCAGGCGGTTTATTGGCCCGGTGGGAGGACTGCGCTGATGCTCACGGCGGCGGATCTGGACCGTATGAAGCAGGATATAGCCGACCTGATCCGCGACCATGCGGTGACGATCCAGCTGCGGCGCGGCGGCAGCATGGCGGTCGGGGGTGAGCACACCGTGCGCATCGAGCGCAAGGGTTCGTTCACTGTGAACAAGGGCGGCGAAACCGAACAGACGGTGACGCGCTACGTCGTCGTCAGCAGTGAGGCGATAGACATTCGCGCCGGTGACAGGTTCAACGCATTTGGCTTTCTGTTTGAAGTAGCGGCCGTTTCGCCGAAACAGGTCGGCACACAGGCCGACACCTACATGGTGCAGTAATGTGGCGTGACTCGTTAACCCCTGAAGAAAAGAAGGCAGTGGCGCAGGCGCAGCCTGGTTCTCTGGTGCACAGGCTGGCAGCGCTGCTGGACCAGTGCGAGGGCCTGGCGGACCACGGCCGTATACCAGACCGTGGCACGCTTTCTCACTTCGACCGTAACAATTCGTCTATTCCCCGGGGCATATCCCGGCTGGATGAATAGGAGGAACTATGGAAACAACATATTTAGCTTCGGCCGTTATTGGCATCATGATCATCGTGATCGGCGTGGCAATTTACTACGCCCGGCAGTATCTGCCTATTTTGCAGGCCCGCATCGAAGCGGAAATCGGCTCCCGCAACTGGGAAACGTTACAGGGTATGGCGCGGACGCTCATCCTGGCCGCCGAGCAGGTGGCTGTGCAGATGGGGTTGGATACCGGCCCAAAGAAGAAGGCCTTTGTCGTGGATAAGCTGCTGGCATTTGCGGCGTGGAGCCACATCCCGGTGACCCGGGAACAGGTAGAAACGCTGGTGGAAGGAGTCTTGAAAGAAATCAAGCGGGAGTCCACCACGCTGATCCTGAACGAGTACCGAAACCAGCTCAACGCCGGTAATGGCTAAACCCGTCCGGATGACGGTGCGGTGGGTACGACCGCCCGGCGGACTGGCAAAGGCTGTAGAGCAGTACGGTGACAGGGTGTTTGTCGCCATACTGGCCGTCGCCCAGCAAATCGCGGTGCAGGCGCAGAATGACATGCGTCGTAACGCTCCCTGGACAGACCGCACCGGCAACGCCCGCAATGGCCTGTTTTCTATTGCCACTCAGGCGGCTGCTGACGTGGTGATGCTCTATCTCAGTCACGGCACGGCCGTCTGGTATGGTGTGTTTCTGGAAACCCGCTACGCAGGCAAGTACGCTGTGATCATCCCGACCATGCAGCGTCTTCTCCCGGGGTTGGAAAAGATGCTGAAAGACCTGTTCAAATGAGCCTCTACGAAGAAGGGCTGATCGCCGACATCAGCCAGCTGCTCCAACAGAAGCGGTCCCAGACCACCACCACTAACCGGACGAATGGTTCCACCGGGTACAGTTCACTGGCCAGCCGGTTCAAAGTGGAGACCGACCGGGTCAGCCGGGTGCGACTGGCGCGGCAGATGTATGATGAGGACACGCGCTACGAGGGTATCGTCAATGCGCTGGCCCGCGACGCCACCAAAGGCGGCTTTCAGGTGGAGGTCAAAAACCACCACGAGGCGCAGCGGGAAGCGGACGATCTGATGCGGCGGCTGAAGCTAAACGATCGCCTGGATGACTGGGTGCGCCTGACGCTGCGGGACGGCGACAGTTTTCTGGAACCCGGCGTCACCAAAGAGCGTGACGTCGTGGAGGTGACACGCAAGCCCACGCTGCACATGCGGCGCAACTCCGACAAGACCGACCGTTTCTCCGACCCGCTCCACGCCTACTGGTACACTGACGAGATATACATGCAGCAGCCCACAGGCGATGTGCTCTGGTTCCCCGAGTGGCAAATTGTTCACGTCCGCTGGCACCACGACGAAGGCAGCCGGTACGGACGGCCGTTGCTTAGCAGCGGCCGTAAAGCGTGGCGGCGTATTGATGAAGGGGAAACGGACGTGGCCATTCGTCGCAAAACCCGCGCCGGTATGCGGTACCTGCATATCGTCGAAGGAGACGAAGGGCAGATTGAGGCGTATAAAACACGCAACGCGGCCGCTCTGAACGACGTCAACGTGGCCCTGGCCGACTTCTTCAGCAACAAGCCGGGCAGCATCACGGCCATCAGCGGGGATTCGACGATAGGCCACATCGAGGACATTGTCCATCACATCGACACCCTGTTCCTCGGCTCGCCCGTCCCTAAAAGCATCCTGGGGTATGGTAGAGACCTCAACCGGGACGTGCTGGACCAGCAGAAAGAGCAGTATGACGAAACCCTGGACGCGGTGGTTAAGTGGGTGGTTGGGCAGATGATCACCCCATTGCTGGAGCTGCAGTGGCTGCTGAAGGGCATCCTGCCGGAAGAGGTGAAGTATGACGTCTCTCGGCCCACGAAAGCGATCGTCAAGCCGTCGGATATTCTCCAGATTGCCCAGGCCGCCCAGATCTTGCGCACCCTGCAGATCCCGGAAAACGTCATCGCTACCGTGCTGGCGCGTTTCCTGCCAGGTATTACGCCGGACATGCTGAACCTGACCGGCAACGAGCCGGCCGGTGACGCCGAGCGGCTCAACGCCATCCAGCAGCAGCTCGCCGCCCTTATTCGCTAATGCTTTCCCCTACCCCACTTCATGAAGCCCTGGGCGGCTATAGTTTGGCCGACATCTCTGCCGAGGTGGCGGAGGTGGCCCAGCAGGCAGCCGTGGTCCGCCTGCACCTGTTTGTACTGGCAGAAGTACAGGAAGCCCTGGCGCAGGTGGCCGACTCCGCCGCCGCCGTGCTGCGTACCTCTCCCGCTGACCAGCCCCCGTCGCCCGCGGTTGTTGCCCGGCTGCAAACGGCCGTTTCCCGGTCCTGGGATGAGTTTATTCAGTCCTATACGAACATCATAGGGGTAGCCTTGCAGCAGGCTGCCTCTTTCTCTTTTGGCGTGCTGGCCATCATGCACCACGAGTGGATTCGGCCGGTTGCAAGCGAGATGCAGGAATCGCAGCGCCTGCAAGAGCAGCTCAACGCCGACGTGCTCTTCCAGCCCCAGTTACAGGCAATCGTCGATGCCGCTTACCGGCGCACCTGGGAAGATGGACTGCACCTCAGCAACCGCATCTGGCAGCTGGACCGGTATGGCCGTGATGGGCTGAATACCGCCATCAATCTGGCGGTGGCGCGTGGCGCCGGGGCGTGGGAACTGGCTCAGGACGTGGAGCAATTTCTGAGTCCGGGCCGTGACTGTCCCCGCTGGGCGCGAGAACGCCTCATGGACCTGACCAAAGCCGACATCGCCGCCGGCGACCGCACCGGCCTGCATACGGGGGATGACTGTCGCGGTCAGGGTGTTTCGTACAACGCCCTGCGCCTGGCCCGCACGGAGATTCAGGGGATCCTGAATATGGCGACGGTCGAGATGTTCCGCTCCATGCCCTGGGTTGAAAAGGAGCAGATCCATCTCAGCCCGGAACACACCGTGCTGGATGAGTGCGACGACCTGGCCAGCGGCGGCGAGGGGAATGATGGCGTTTATCCGGTGGGCGAAATCTTTCTTCCGGCGCATCCCCACTGCCTCTGCTACCGCACGGCCGTCCTGGCCAGGAAAGAACAGTTTATCGAGCAGCTCAGGGGTTGGATGGCCGGCTCGACGTCCTGGCCGCAGATGGATGCCTACGCCATGATGCTGGGTGGGCGTGACAATCTGGGTACGGATCTACGCAGCTCGCAGATTGGTCTATCGCTGGCCTACTGGTTGTGGGGCAACGCTGTGGAACTGGGGGGATTGTTCTGGAATATGGCATTACGGCAGGAGTAGCATGGGGATACAGACGGCGAAGCTGGCCATCTTGCATTTGTTGAAAGCAGACACCGCCTTCAGCGCGCCGCTGACCGGCGGGATCTATGCCGTGGGGGTTGATGACGTGGAGCAGATAAGCCGGCAGGATACGCCGGACGCTTTCGACGAGACCAGCGAGTTACGGCCGTGCGCCTTGCTAAAGCTGGAAACCACGACGCCTTTTGGCCCTTTCGCCCACAGTTCACGGCAGTTCATCGTGCTGTACGTTTACCAGCAGCGCGGTCACGCTGTCGTGCACGCCGCTCTGGACCGGGCATACGACTTGCTGCACCAGCAGGACATACCGGGCGCAGGCGCGTGGGACGTAAGCGTAACCGACATTCTCCCTGACCTGCCGGACGACATACTGAACGCGGCGGCCGGCTATATTCGTTTTGCGGCCGTTATCAGCCAATAAACTCCCTGAGGCAGCAAAGGCACCGTCAAGGCAACAAAACCACATCCGGTCTCTGGCCCTACCCGATATACCAGCCTCCTCCATTTAGACAGCCCGCCCGCAAAGGCGCCGTCAAGCCTTCAATTCGCCCATGCGCCTTTTAGAGCCATGACCCTTCTGGTCTGTAAAGGCATTGCAAACTGGCTAAACTGGTTCATTCGCGGGTTAACCACCTGGCCTTTGCGTTTTACATCGGTGTGAAACTGCGAGAGGATCGGGGCATACGTAAACAAAGAATGGAGGTTAGACCGTGTGCCATTTGACCGTTCATTTCTACACAACCAGTAAGGGCATGAAACGCGCCAGTATTGTCGACGCTACCGATGGCGAAAAGAAAGTCCTTTATATGAGCGAGGCAGAGGCGCGAGCGTATCTGGGTGGGCGAGTGTATCAGGAAGGGCACGAGAACAACCCAACGTCGTCAGTATACGGCATTGATTTTTCCTTCTGCAAAACAGAGCAATAAATACACTACTCTTCCTTTTTAATAGTAGTGGGCTTTTTGCCGGCTGTTTTTGTGGGGAGTCTCTGCTAACGGCCGTGCTACGCTCCCCGGTATGGTTCACCCATTCACGTTCCTTGGTTACATGCGGCCGGCAGATGGCTACGGCTATGCCGCCACAAAAATCGCCAAAGCACTACGCAAGTTGACGCTGCCGCCGGCTGACATCGTCGATATGGCCGAAGACGGCTTTATCCCGGCTGAACCGCGCCCCTATGACGTAAAGGGCACGGCTGTTACCCTCAGCATTCCCCCGCTTTGGCACATCACCGCCCGGCGGCTGCTCGGGTTCACGATGTTCGAGACAACCCGGCCGCCGGTCAGCTTCATTGACAATATCAACGACAAAGCCGACATGCTGCTGGTGCCTACTCGCTGGGGCAAAGAGATGTTTCGCAACAACGGCGTCACCGTTCCTGTCGAAGCAGTGCCCTTTGGCATTGACCCCGACGACTACTATCCGCTGGAGCGCCAGCGGGCGGCAGAACAGCCGTTTATCTTCGTCTGGAGCGGCACGCCCGATCTGCGCAAGGGGTGGGACATCGCCTACAAAGCCTTCCGGCTGGCGTTTGGCAGCAGATCTGACGTTCTGCTGCGGCTGCATTTTCGTGAAACGGCTCCGGTGAGTGTACGGTTTGCTGACAAGAACGTGGAGGTGTTCACCGATGTCTTGCCTCTGGAAGCGCTGCGCCTCTTTTACCAACAAGCAGATTGCCTGGTCTTTCCCTCTCGTGGCGAAGGCTGGGGGCTGCCGCCACGAGAAGCCGCAGCCACCGGCCTGCCGGTCATTGTTACAAATTGGGGCGGCCTGGCTTACGAGCTGCCGCACTGGGGCATTCCCCTGAACGTGACAGGTTTGAAGCAGGCGGCGCATGGCTACTGGCAGGAAGGGGAAATCGGCGAGTGGGCCGATCCGGATGTGGACCACCTGGTGCATTTGCTGCGCTGCTGTGTTGAAAACCAAGACGAAACGAGGATCAGAGGAATAGAGGCGGCCGGCTGGCTGGCCAGGCATGCTACCTGGGACCGGACGGCGCGTGGCATCATGATGGCGGTTTCCCTGGCGGAAGAGGAGTAGCGGTATGTTGGTATCCCTGGCGAACAAACAAAAACAGCGAGTGATTGGTCAGCACGTCTGGTCAGCTGAAAACGACCACACCTGCCGGGTAGATGATGTGGATTTGCTGCAGGAGCTGTTCACCAACCCCGCTTACAAAGATGAGTTTTACGTCAGCCCGGACGATGACCTGGTGGTTATCGTGGGCAACGTGCATACGGCGCAGGTGCTGCTGGTTTACGGCCGTGTTGCCAGCGTGGCACAACTGGCGCATCTGTCAAAAGAAGCAGTCAAAGCTCTGGCGAACAGCACGCTGGAAACCGCCCGCACCGTCTCTGGTTGGGTGACGAAAGCAAGCGATTTTGTATCGGAAGCCGCCGGGGAAACGGCCGTTTCCCCGGCGAATGAATAGCACGGTATTGGAGGTAAGACATGGCAGGATATGGTGACAAGCCGTTTGGCTTACGCGAAATCAAGCTGGCGAATCTGGCCGGCGACTCGGTTATAGCGCTGCCGGCCGCCACGACGTTGGGCTTCAAAGCACGACTGGTATCCGGCGAACTGCGCGGCAACGACATTGTCCAGGCTCTGGTAGCCATTGAGGATGCGGTGGAGTGGTCATTGGAAGCAGGCGGTATCAGCCTGGAGGCCTGGGCGCTCATGACTGGCCGCACCGTGACAGAAACCGGCACCACGCCGGGGCGCACGAATACGCTAAACATCGCCGGCGGCACGGTTTACCCCTACTTCAAAATATACGGTAAGGCGGTGGGGGAAAACGCCACTGATGACATCCACGTGAAACTGTACAAGTGCAAACTCACAGAGCCGCTGGACGGTTCGTTTGCCGATGGTGAGTTTTACGTGACAAGCTGTTCTGGTCTGGCGCTGCCTGACGGCGTTAACGGCATTGCCGACATCGTCCAGAATGAAACAGCCACGGCTCTGCCCGCAAGTTAGTTTTCTCCCCTCCCGGATTTGGTAGAGGCGCGCAGGTGGGCGCGCCTCTACCCTATTAAATATGTTGGAGATGGTATGAATGATTTAGCCCTGCTGCGCAAACAGTTAGAAGATTTCCGCCAGGCCAATCAGGTGGAGATCTTCATAACGGCCGAGGATGGTCAAACGCGGATCCCCATGCACATCCGCAAAGTCGGCATCGAAGACCTGATGTTTTCCGGCCGAATTCCCGATTCGCTCTCCGGCATGGTCCAGAAGATGCTGGAGGGTGACGAAAACACGGCGTTTGACCTGAAAGGCCTGGATATGAAGGAAATGGGCGACCTGTTCGATACGGTCATGATGGCCTGCACACAGTGGCCGCCCCTGGCCCTGGAAGGCGATGACGAGCACTTCGGGCTGAACGAAATACCGTTCCAGGTAAAGGAAGCTGTCTTTTCCTGGGTGAACGGGGAGGCGCTCGCCCTCGCCCCCTTTCGTGAAAAACCGCGAGGCGATGGTGCACCTGCACTATCTGGCGAAGACTTACGGCCGCCGGCCAAGTGAGTACCTCGGCATCACAAACAGTTGGACGGCTTATCAGTTGGACAGCGCGGTACTGACGGCAGGGCTGGACCACGAGGCCGAATCCCTG